AGCATAAACAAAATAGACTATGGCAACCAAGAAAGAAATGGACGATTTGAAACGTCGTTTTATAAGCGCAGAAACGGAAGAAGAACGTAACGAAATCGGCAAAGAGATTTCCGCAGCAATCGAACAAAACGCCGAGGAGGTCGCCGCGATCACCCTTTCGCAGATCAAGGAAACGAACGAGCGCGCACAGGACGAATTAGTGCGCAATCGCCTTAAATCTGTGCTTCCGGCAATTTCGTTGTCCTACATTGCCAAGACTTATTTCAATAAAAGCCGCAGTTGGCTGAATCAGCGTATTAACGGCAACACGGTTAACGGAATGCAGGCCAAATTCTCGCAGGAGGAGCTACGCACGCTCGATTATGCGTTGAAAGACCTTTCGGAAAAACTTGCAGAAATTCGCGTTTCATAGCCTTTGCTTTATTGACAATCTCGCAGAAGCGAAACGCGACGCCCCGGCCAAACGGTCGGGGCGTTTTCTGTACATATTTTCACGGGGAAAATTAACCCCTGCGTACATAATTTTTTACATATTTTCGGGCTATTTTGTAAACATCTGCCCGCGGCCTGTCAACAGCCAACGAGGCGAAACGCCGTAATGCTCGACGATAAACGTCAGCCACGCCGTCGGAATCTCCCGGCGGCTATCCGTGTTATCGCGCTTTTTGTAAAAATTGCGCTTGTCGATGCCACCCTCGCGGCAAAACGTCTGTATCTTCGTTTCGCCCATCGCAAGCAAGGCATCGAACGCCTCGAAAAATCTGTCCGCAACAGTTTGCATAGATCAATACATTTTGCAAGCAGCTATGATTTCATCCTTATACTTGTAAATATCGTCCAATGATTCAAGCAGGTGTTTCTGTCCCCATTTCTCCACGTTGCAAGTTTCGAGATACTTATTTGAACTATTGAAATACAGGCGACAGATCGGTTTTCGGTTATTGTCGTCAAGCAGGATTCCGAAATACGACATCGTATCACGGTACTGCACGCGATTAATATCGTCGACCTCCGGGTAAAGAATTGACCGAACGATATAAAATCCCTGCAATTCCTCTTCCGTAGTTACGATTCGGTTATCCTCTATTTTTTCTGCCTCATCCGAAGTTGCGGCCACATCCGCCCCCTGTTCGGTCTTATCGACCTTGTTTTCTACTACCGTATCGGCAGAGATCGCCGATTTAAGGCGTTCATTTATGTAATCGTTGGTGTATTGTACAAATGCCTGTTTCACAATCGCGCGGAATTGCCCCATTACAACGTCGTTGAAACGGCCGGGATAAATCGGCCGGGCAAAGTATTTGACGAACTCGTCGCTGGGATTGTTGATTTCCCGGTCAATGGCATTTCGAATTTCATTTGTAAACTTCAATTCACTGGCGGTGTTGAGAATCGTGTCTACATCGAAATAACTCTTGTGGAACTCACGCAATTTATCGACCTGCGATTCCCGGTATTTCTCCATATTGAATTCGAAGAACGGTTTTTCATCCATCTTGTTTTTCTCTACCAAGTCGGTATAAAAACGATAGATAATGCCGTTGGTCAGAATACCGAAGCGGGCGTTGGATACATGGAAATAACGAAACAGTTGCCCGTTATGCGATGTAAGGTCTTCTTTCCAATGTTTGCACTCAATCAGAATAATCGGCTGGCCGTCTTTATGAATGGCATAGTCGATCTTTTCCCCTTTTTTAATCCCTAAATCGCAAGTGTATTCGGGGACAACTTCCGTCGGGTCAAATACATCGTATCCGAGGGTTTGAAGAAACGGCATAATGAACGCCGTTTTGGTCGCCTCTTCGGTTTGGGTATTCTCTTTAAGTTTGATAACCCGTTCACTCAACAGCTTGATTTGATCTTTGAAATCCATTTTGATATGTTTTTACTGGTTATTGGCAGATTGGAAACCCGATTCGAGGGGTACATCTTCAAACTTAACGGCAACCCCGGACGCTTGCCACACAGGGCGTTTGTTTGCATCCAATTCCCGGTAGATTCTTACACCGATCAAGCCGTTCGCCCCTCGCGTTTTAGCTCTTTCGACAAGCATATCAAGTATTTTATTAGGGGTTATATCATCCGCTGCGCCGGGGCCGAACTCCTCTCCGTACTCCATCGCAATCGAGGCAATAGGGAGGTATTTATATGTAGTTTGAGCCTCTGACGGAAAAATCCAAAAACCGCTGTTGATATAATCTGCATAGTCAACAGAATACCTTACCGTATAGGCTTGGTATGTGCAACACGTCAAACACAAAACGGCGCAAAGTGCGACAATTCTACCAATCCCAAGACGAAGTATCGGCCCTTTCAGAATCTTCGAGGGGGGGGGAATTTTATAATCCCTACGCGTCGTAAAACGCAAGCCCCGACAGAGGCGAAGCCCGAAGCAAGTTTTTTCATAAAATATAAGGGTTAAAGTGTTTATATTAACTATTTTAAGGACATGCACATCAATACGCGATACATTCCGTAAATATCGGCGAATCGCACGGCAAAAGGCTGATATTTCGGGTCGGGATTCAAAGAATAGCACTGTACGGAATCGTCATCGTCCCCCTTTCGCACCTCCTTTATAACACTACCGTTACAGGTATCGAGGACATAAACCCGTCCCCATTCGATGAACGCCTTTTCGTCGACTTTTTTAATAAGCACCTGCGCCCCGTTCGGATAGTCCGGGGCCATACTATCGCCCGTTACCGTCATAACGAAATCAACGTCACGAATCGGCGTGACAACGCGCTCACACTCGGCAACTTTAATTGACACAACAAAGTCGTTGAGTGTCCCACCTTGCGCTGCGAGAGGCAACAGCGGAGCAGTAAATACATTCGGCGTTTCGGCTTTGTTTGTCGCCGTCGAGGTCTTCACAGAGCCGCCGCGGGTCATAGGCCCAACGCCCGTCATCAACCATTCTGTATTAAGGTCAGGATAACGTGATGCAATGCGTTGTAGTTTATCCGGCTGAACAGATACGCGGATTGTGTTCACATAACCAATCGTCAGCCCTGCTTCGCGCTCAAAAGCACGCACAGAACGCTCTTTCGATTTAGCGAACTTGACAAGTCTTTCTTTTATAGTCATATATAAAAAAATTTCACAAAACTTTCACAAAATGCTTTATAAAGTTTGCATAATATGATGCTTTGCTTTATATTTGCATCATAATTCACAGGGATTACGCATGAATTACGCACAAATATAACAAAAATTGTTTAATGCAATACATTATTATCGCATAAAGCACAACGCACGATGAACACGAAATTTTTTAACCGAGCCGTAGGTCATGCAAACATCCTCGTCGGGGATAACATCGACCAACTCGTCAGCGAGGCCATGAACCACGTTGCCCGCCTCCGGGATTACTACCGGAACGACATCCGTCAATCGTTGCAGGATTTAGGCGCAGCCTGCGTATCGAATCATTCCACAGGAGACAAGAGGAGTTTGTTTGTTGTTCTCGACAAAGAGCATCAAGTATCGGACGAGGATTGGCAAAACATGGCCATACGTGACATCGAAAGGAAATACAACATCCGAATCCTATGAAAACGGCGACCAATCTCAACAGCGCGACGGGCAGCGTGCTCGGACTTGCCGAACTTATCGGAATAAGCCACGGTAAAATGCGCACTCTTATCGGCCACCTATGCGCCGCAGGACTGATAACGAGTGAATCATCGAACAAAGGAACGGCATTTCGACTTACTGACCGCGGCGAACAGGTATTGAATTTCACATCGGCAGACGTCGACGATTTTTCGACCATTCTGTCGGTTATCCAACGGCCTTTCGGCATAGCTATTTTACATATTATTAAACAACTAACGCACAACGCACTATGAAAAACAACATCGAAAATGGGATTTACATCCCCGAGGAACGGCGCAACCTTATCCCCGTCGACGAATGGGTGAAGCGCGAAGATCCGACCACAGCGCAGACCGTTGTACTTGTAACCGATTTCGGAATGCTCGAAATCGCCAAAGAAGACCTACCGGGCGGATTCAATTTCGAGGGCGCACAGAAAGCTGCCGCCGAATACCGCAAGGGCTTCCGCTGCCCGACCCGGCATGAAGCAATTGAAATGTACGACGCCCGGTTCCGTGGCCTCGACGAAGCGTTCAAGAAGATCGGCGGCGAACCCGCAACGACTATCGGCTGGACGAGCGAAGCCGACCCCGACCCGGAGTACTTTTCCAGCAACGCGTTCGTCTGCTACGGCGGCACGGGCGGCGTGGGCAACAGCAACAAGTATGGCACGGGCGCCGTGCGTCCGGTTTCCGCTTTCAAGAAATAGTTTCACAGTTCAATCATTCCCGCGCCCTTTACGGGGCGCGGGGTTAACCCCAAAGACCAAACAGAAATGAAAAAAGGCACGATCATCAAACGCACCGACTACGTGGCGACGATGCTCGCTATTCCCGTCGGAGAAGAACACGAATTCACGCTGACGGGGCGCGACTACGCATCGTATATGAACGCCGTCAGCCGTTTCAACAAGAACGGCAAGGCGAAATTCGAAGCCCGCACCGCTTCCGCATCCACCATCGTAATTAAACGCCTTTCGTAATATGTCGCTCCCCGAATTATACGAATTACAGCATTGCCTCGTCCACGTCGCCGATGTCGTTGCTTGCGCAATCATCAAGCGCCAGCAGCCAGCCGCCGACCTCGTAACGAAACGCGCGCTGTATCGGGAATTCGGTCGGGGCTGGGTCGATAAGCATATCGCCCCGCATGGGAAGATCGAGGGCAAGCGATTCGGAACGGCCCCGAATTCACCGATCAAATACAGCCGCACGGAATTCGTCGCCCTACTCGAAGCCGAACGCCTGCAACGCGCAGAAATCGTCGGTAAATACGGACAACAAGAGCAGGCAAAATAAGCTGTTTTGCAGCCTTTACCACTCCAAGCGAACGAATACACGACGACAGCCCGAAAGTCGATAAAACAGGAAATTCGATAAAAATAACATGCAAGCACTCAAATACACATCAAGGGAGGTAAACCGGAATTTCCGCATCAAGGTTTCGGGCCTCG